CATATATACATGTATATAATGAATCATGTGGACAAGACGCACATACTTTTTAAACAAACTAACTTATACGAGGTAACACTATGGCAGATTTTGCTAGTCTAAAACGCAATCGCAATTCGTTCGATAAACTCTCCAAAGCGATTGAATCAATCAACACACCAGCCGAAGGATCTAAAGACGATGACCGTTTTTGGCAACCTGAAGTAGACAAAGCAGGTAATGGTATGGCAATTATTCGTTTCTTGCCAGCACCAGCAGTAGATGGTGATGAAGCACTTCCTTGGGTTCGTGTTTTCAATCACGGCTTTCAGGGACCAGGTGGTTGGTACATTGAAAACTCTTTGACAACTTTGAATCAGAAAGATCCAGTATCGGAATACAACTCTGTGTTGTGGAATTCTGGTATTGAGGCAAACAAAGAAATTGCACGTAAGCAGAAACGCCGTCTTACATACATTTCAAATGTGCTTATCGTTTCTGATCCAAAGAATCCAGAAAACGAAGGTCAAATCAAACTGTACAAGTTTGGTAAAAAAATCTTTGATAAACTGACAGAGGCAATGAATCCTCAGTTTGAAGATGAGAAAGCAATCAATCCATTTGATTTCTGGGAAGGTGCTAATTTCAAAATCAAGATTCGTCAAGTTGAAGGTTATCGCAACTATGACAAGTCTGAGTTTGAATCTCCTTCACAACTGTTTGATGGTGATGATGCTAAACTCGAAGCACTATGGAAAAAAGAATATTCACTCAAAGAGTTTCTTGATCCTAAACACTTCAAATCGTATGATGTATTGAAAGCAAAACTTGATAAAGTTCTAGGTCTTGATGGTGCTGCACCAGTGTCTAAGACAAAGGCTGAAGAGTTTACACCACGTTCTTCACCAGATATTGAAGATGAAGAATTGGATTATTTCAAGTCTCTAGCAGAAGATTAAATCATCACTTGATCGACTGCAACGGCACCTTCGGGTGCCGTTTTTTTATGCAACTCTCATTGCCATGATCTTGTTCAAGATATTTTCATCACGAACTGTAGGTGAGCCTTGAGCAGAAACAGTGTCACTGCCACCTGTTTTGCTAACATTGGTTGAATTGTCTACGAATGTTGGACCAGATGCAATCTCTTTACCTATCATGTTCATAGCAGCAGTCAATTCTTTGGAATCAAAGCCCAGCTTACCACCAGTCAATTTATCGAAATCTAAAAGCATCTTTACTAAAGGATTTTCTTCTTCTGGTGGTTTTGCGGCCGCAACTTGCGTTCCCGATAATCCGATAGATGATGTTGGTGTAGAAGCTGATGCTGTTTGAACTTCCACTGGTGTCTCTTGAATTTTACCGCCAGCAAGTAAAGTTGAAAATTGTGAGGTCGCTGCTAAATTTGCCTTATTTGGTCCACCCAAAGAAGATTGACCTGAGGTATTTCCGATAGCACCCCAAACTTTCGATACATTATTTTGAAATTGTGCTGCTGACATTTTTCCTGCTTTAAATGATGCTAGACCCGCATCTTCTAATAATGCTTTTCCTAATTTATCTTGTGTTGCCGCATCAAACTTATCACCTTTGCTGACAACACCCGCATTTACTAAACCCTTTAATGTGTCTGGAACGATTTGATAGCGGCCCGCTGCGAAGATTAATCCTTCTTTCTTTCTTTTTTCTGGTGAGTCTGAAGGTGTTGCGCCTCTCATCAATACTTCGCCTACAGTCATATCAGTTAAGTTTTTTCCTATCACTCTCATCGAATTGCCGGAACCATAGATACCTTTATCCTTTGTTCCACCTTGATTCATTGAATTGTAATCACCACCCGATTCACCTTTTGAAATTGTATTGAGAAGAGATTTATCAAATTCATCGGGTGCAGATTTTGTATACGCTCTTGTTACTTTTCCTTCAATTGTTTGTTTGTTTTTTGGTGCTGGTGTTGGAGTTTTACTTTGAGAAAGTATAGCAGCAGCCATTGCTGTATCGTCACCACCACCAGATTGAGAAAGAACATCAAGTTCTTCTTTACTCATTCCCTCTAATGTAGATGCCGCACCATAACTTAACGCTGCTCCTACGCCAACTGTGGCACTAACAACACCACCACCAAGTAATCTATTTCCTAAAGAAACAGAGGGTGTTGGTGGTGTTTTGGTATATCGTCCTGTTTTAGGATCACGATAAGGACCTTTTTTCTTCTTATCTCCTTTTTCAGCGTCGGGTATATCAGAACCACCACCAGCAACACCAAACAAAGATTTTGCTGCTGCTTCTGCGGCCGCTTTCAATAAGAACACAGCACCCTTTAACGCACCAAATGCAACAATAACTGCACCTAGAACTGTGCCAAGTGAAACTTTAACACCTTCAATTTCAACTTCTGTTGATAGAACTTTTTTGATCGAATCGAAGATTGTTTTAGCTATTTCCCAAACACCTTCCCATATTCTTTTATCGGAAAGCAAATCACCCACACCCCTTATGCTAGTAACCAACAAATCTTTGATGGCTAAAAATGTGTTTACAACAGCTTCTTTTATCTGTGGTCCATTTTCTGTCATTACTTCATTCAACATTCGTGCGCTTTTTTGCACGACATTAATTAATGAAAGAAACATTTCTTTGATAAAAGATTTTATTGTGTTTCTCACTTCATCACTATCAAACAACTTAGACAAACCGTATGTGCCTAAACCAACCAAAGCACCCTTCATTAAAACGTTAGCTATGTTTTTAATAAAATCTAAAACAGAAGTTCCTGGTCCAAAACCTAAACCTTTACCACTTCTACCCCCACCTGTTCCTGCTTTAGAAGTTGATGGTGTTTTAACGAACTTAGCCTCATAAGCAGATTCTTTTCTTGCTTGACCCGCAAAAAACTGTTCTGCTTTGCTTCTGGGTGTTCCTGCTTGAATAGACACAAGTTTCATGATGCCCATTTTCATGACACCAATATCTTTTGCCATAGCCGGCAGTGCTTTTTCTAAGGCTGTATTTTTTTTAGTTGTTTGTTCGGCCATTTTTTTATTTTCTATTTCTGTTGTATTCTCTCATTCTTTCGTTTTCTTCCTCAATATGCTTCATCAGTAGGTCAAGATATACCTGTCTTTCCCAGGGCATTAGATTATCCAATTCAGTCAAACTATAATGATGGTGCTGCATTAACGCAAAATTAGTTTGAAAGTAATTGCCCAAGGTATCATAATTTATAATTAGACGAAAAAATTTTGAATTCCTTCTACAATAATATTCTCTTCATAACCGCATTTGTTGCACTTGAAGTGTAAGTCTTTTTTAAATTTTGGCAAAGTATCGAAAAACTTTTGAATCTTTTCCAATTCAGTTTGAGTTAAGTTCTCAATAAAATCTATCAAGTCTTGTTTAGAAGAGTCTTTGGCATAGTACAGTTTTTCATCATCGTAAATGTAATCAATACATCCTATTATGACTTCTAAGATTTGTTCCATATCATTAGAATTCACATCCAATTTGTTTACTGTCTTGAATGTGGGATACTTCATAACTAATCCCATTTTATCATTGATTACAATTTTGTTTGTGTGTTCGGGATTCTTTGTTGGCTCAATCTCCAGAACATTTAAATCAAATTGTACTTTACCACCACATACTTTTTCGCCTTCTTCATCTTTTATTTTGTTGTTACAATTATAGTTTAATCGAACAACTTCACCAACTGATCTTGCTCTTAGTTGAATGAATAGGTGTTCGATATCAAATGTTGACATGTTTTCAACATCAATTTCATCGATAACGCAGTTTTGAATTACTTGTTTTATGGCATTAATAGTATCATTAACATCATCAGATTCCGCAGCCATCAAAAACAGCTTTTGCTCTTTAACGAGAAATGGACGATACCGTATTGTCTGTCCACTTGAAATCAGTTTTGTTTCATAAATCGGTACATCTATTTTTGGTAACATAATAACCTCACTTTAATTTAAACTCTTAATAATGCTCTTGCTCCAGCATTAACACCCGAAGTAACAATTTGACCAATATCGTATTTGCTGTCTGGTATAATTTCGTATCTTTGATATGAAAACTGAACTGTTAAACGATGAAATCCTTCATCCGACCAACTCAATGGTTGTGCAGCAACACCGATTGGAAAAGCATCAATTAACTTGACGCCGTAAATTTGCTTAACATCATCATTGTATTGTTTAATTGTAATCTCAGTCATGTACTGAGAATTTTGTCCTTTTGGATAACGCAAATTGTTTGTGTCTGTCGGCATAATCGCTTCTAACCAACGCTCAAATAATTTACGTTCATAAAAATCGTTTGTACAAATAAATGTAAAAGATGTGTCACCATATTGCGTTTGATATGGTAATTTAAATGTGGGACCATAAATCTTTACATCTTCTGTTTGTAATGTCTTACCTGGAATCTCTGCTGTTTCACATTGAAGAGAAAGATATCTTGTCATTGCTGGATTGGCTGACTTCATTGATCTATCAGACTCGGCGCCAATAGCACTATTGATTGCATCCGTTACATCCGACATAATTGAATTCGGTAAATTTAGAATTCTTTCAATCAGAGAGTTTTGTACAAACTGTGAAATGTAACTTGGAATAGGCAATACTATCTCAAATCTTGCAGGCCTTGCAAGTCCTTCTTTTGCGTTAATGTTAGAAAGAAATTCGTTTGGTGAAAATGCCATTAAAATTTATCCTCTGAGTCTGCCCAGACCTTGCTGGCGCTTGCTTTCGCAAATGATTCTACTGGTAACATGACGGCAATATCCCACTCATCTGCTGTTA